CCAGCTCAGCAAGCCAAAAAGTTGAAAGAAGAAGGACCAGAGGTCGCCAAGCAGGTATCTAAAGAAGCACCGGATGCCGCAAAGGCCGCGGATGACGCCGTCGAACTCTCCACAGAAGCAAAGAGTGGCCTCAAGAAATTGGGTATGTACGCCGCGGGTGGCACGTTGGCGCTCATGCTCGTCTATAATACCATGAACCCGTTTCAGGCTATTCGCGATGCTCTCAATGATGTTGGCTCAGTTGCTGAAGGTGTCAAAGAAGTTGCCGATGCCGCTGCGGGTGCCGCAAAGGATGTGGCTACGGGTGGGTTTAACTTCGTTTCATTCGTCACAAAGAATGCGTGGATTTCCGGGTCCTCGTCAATTCTGTTTATGATCATGTGTGTTGCTTTCATAGCGATGTCATTCCTTGGTAATAGTGGTGGTGGTGGTGGTGGTGGTGGAGGAAGAAGAGTGTACTTCCGCGCACGTAATTAAAGAAATAACAGGTCCTTTAAGTAATGATTCTTAGTATCGACGTAGGTATAAAGAATCTCGCAATGTGTTTGCTCAACGAAACATCAAACCTCGTGGTTGAATGGGATGTATCAGGTGTCCCACCTCAGCACTCCGATGGCATCTATGTTTCTTTAAGAAAACACCTCGATGCTCGTCCATGGGTACTCAACGCAAAGACAGTCTTAATAGAAAAGCAACCAGACAGAAACAAAAAGATGGTCTCGGTCATGCATTTCTTGCACGCCTACTTTATCATTAAGTGTCCAGATGCAGAAACTATCATCTATGATGCTCGACACAAGATTCCAGATGTCGCCGGTCCGGGTAGATCACAATATCTGAAAAGAAAGAAAGTTTCTATTGAGAGATGTGAAGAATTCATACGACAAGATGATGTCAATGCTCATTGGCTTCCAGTATTCTTAGAGTCAAAGAAGAAAGACGACTTGGCAGACACTGTCATGCAAGCTTTGAGTTTTGTCAATCGAGTCGAAGTCAAATCTACGAAAAAGATCAAAAAGTCTACAAAGTTGGTTCCGAGACGACCCAATGAAAACCAAAAGGCAACCAAATATTCAAAATCAAATCTCGCGTGGATTTATCTGAACGACGAAAAACATACACAAACCAAAAGATTTGAAAAGGATCTTAAGAGGTACTACCGAGATCTCGGTGACTTGATTAAAGAAATAAATGGATAAGGTTTTAGATAAGATGCAAAAAGATGTCTTGGATCACGGATTTGTACGCTTGGTTGACCACATGCCTCAACAAGACCTGGACACCTCAATCGTCCAGGCAGCGAGAGTCTCGTATGGAGATGGGACTAAGACCTCAAGAGGTGACCGAGGACTTTTACGATATCTCCTTAGACACTGGCACACAACCCCCTTCGAAATGGTGGAATTTAAATTTCACATCAAAATGCCAATCTACATCGCAAGACAACATTTTAGACATAGAACATCATCCGTCAACGAACTTTCCGCCCGCTACTCCGTCGTACCGAAACAGTACTACAACCCCGGGGTTCTGAGAGGTCAGTCAAAAGTCAATAATCAGGGATCTGAAGGTGTCATTGAAATTGATGAAGAAAGAACTCAAAAAGTTGGAGAACATTTGGAACACTCCTTTGAAGTTTATGAAGATCTCCTTGAACAGGGTGTCTGTAGAGAACAGGCTCGTGGTAATCTTCCGCAGTGCACCTATACAGAATTTTATTGGAAGATCAATCTACACAACTTGATGCATTACCTTCATCTTCGTATGGATGAACACGCACAAAAAGAAATCCGAGATTACGCCAACGCCATCTATGAGCTCGTCCAACCGTTGGCACCTATCACCATGGAAGCCTTTAAAGATTTCCGAGTCAATGCCATGCATCTCACGGGACCAGAAATTGAAGCCCTGGTTAACGGCACATCCATCGAAAGTCCGGGTGAACGCCGAGAATTCGAAGAAAAGTTAAAGCGACTTAAATTAGATGCGGTTCGAAAAGAGAGTTCTGAGTAAGGCTTTGTGTGAAGACTTAATCAAAACCACAAATAAATACAAACTTGATATGTATCACGAACCAGTTGATGGCAAACCTGTATATCAAGTTGATATTTTCAGTGATTGTTGCGTCAAAAATAAAGAATTATGGGACAAATGTAAAAATCTCATTCCGTACACACCGGGTTTTGTTTTCTTAAAGAGATATGCACCTCACGAACGACCAAGTATGAATACACACACGGATACTAGTCGATACACTATAAATTTTTTACTGTCTGACAAAAATGATTTCAAAGGTGGCGAATTTTATATTTTTTACAACGACATATGTCTTCCTATATTATGTTATGATCAGGGTGATATGATTGCTTACGAAGGAACTAAACATTTACACGGTGTTTTACCTGTGAGGTCAGGCTACAGATATGTTTTAACTTTTTTCGTGGAACTAATGGCTTAAAAATTAAATGGTAGTACATTGTAAAATGCTTACCATCCAAGTAAGTGCATCCAAAACATTCTCTAAGAAGAAGCTTAAGAGGTTCGGTAAGAAACTTCGACAAGAAAGACGCGAAGATCTTCGACGCATGTCCGAAAAGTTCAAGGACATCGCCAAGGATGAAGAACGTCGCGTGAAGGACCTTTTCAAGCAACATCGTGAGTTCTTCGAAGAAAAGCAATCGACGTCTATCGATTTTTACGAGAAATAAATGTGAACCACAGGGTACTAAAAAGGAAAGTCCCGAATAAGAAAATATTCTCTTGATCCGCGAACCTATCAGCCATCATGGCACATAATATACTATACTGAGCCATTCGTATTTCTCGTCTCGTTTTATCGATCGACCTTTTCATGGCTGTTCTAGACTTTTCAAGGCCTAGAACAGCTGTACTTATATTTTTGACACGTGTTGGCATTTCAGCCGTTGTGGTGATAATATCTTTTACGTCAAACGTCTCGGTTATTTTGTCTCGTATCAATGGTTCAAGATATGTGAAATAGTTAAAGTTATCGTCGAGGCGTAAACATATTCCTTCGATAGTTGAAAATGTTTTGGCCAAGTAGATGAACGACGAAGGTATCACGAATGGTTTTTCATCTGCGAGAGTCTTCATGAGTTCATCTGACACGAGTTCATTGGGATTCAAACTTTCCATGTAACCCAAAATTAATTCAAAAAATGCTTGAATATCTTGAAGATCAGCCGTAGGAATAATAATTTTTAGACGGACCAATGTATCGACAATACTTTTCGTATCCTTGTTGATGATGTGAACCAAGAGTTCCATGAAACCATTTTTCAATTCTTCGGTGATTGGTATTACGAGACCAAAATCGTAGAACACCAACTTTCCCTTGTCAGAAAAACCAAGGTTACCCGGATGAGGGTCTGCATGAAAGAATCCCTTTTCCATAGTCTGAATGACATACGAATTAATGATAGCTTCACATACTTTCTTTTTATTGACATCTGGGTCTACAATTTCTGTAATCTTAGTTGAATCGACATACTCCATGACGATGACATTTTCGTTGGAATATTCGGTATAAACTTTTGGTACCTTGAGCCATTTGATGTCACGCATATTCTTTCGAAAGTTTACAGCATTCTCAACTTCTTGAGTATAGTTAGCTTCACCCAAAAGATTGCCAATTGTTTCATTAAGAACATATCCAGTGCCTGTGCCAGTATCTATTCCAACCTTTTCTAAAAATTCAACAATGTCCTTGACATTTTTAGTATCGTACTCCATGGTTTCCAAAATATTAGGTCGTTTCACTTTGACAATAACATCAGTACCATCCATGAGTGTGGCCTTATGTACCTGCCCAATACTTGCAGATTTAAAAGATTCCCTGTCGAAATGTTTAAATATACGTCTGTCGATGTATTCATCTATATCTTCGTAGTCGACGGGGGGAACATTGTCTTGAAGTGATTCGAGTTCGCTAATAAATTCAGCGGGGTAAAGATCTCCCCTCGTCGAAACGATTTGCCCAAGCTTCACAAACGTGGGACCAAGGTCGAGTAGTTCCTTTTTTGTCCAACGACCGAGTGCTGCTTTATCTTTAGTAGTTGCATTCTTCAATAAGAACTTACCAGCAAATCTCCATGTCTTAACTCTTTGATGTATTGGTGTACGACATGTCAACATCTTATTATAACAATACCTTTTTTATTTCCTCATATTAGATCATGTGGCAGATATTTTTGACTTTATACTTCTCATATCTCATCTTAGGTCCACATTGGATTGCAAAAAGTATCCAGGGCAAACCTCTTGACATTGTCGACAGTACTCGTGAATTTGGTAGACGTTCCATCTTCATATCTTACATTGCACTGCTATACACAGCGTGGATGCTGTATGCTCCAAGCTACTCGTCATTTGTAAACGCCCTGATTCTCGCGTTATCGGCGGCCCTTGGATTTTACGTCAAGTACGGGAAAGAGGATTTTCCTATGCACGTTCTTTTAATTTTGTTCATACTTTACAATGGTAAACAATATATGGACTTACAAACGTGGTTGACTGTCGCTCTGACAGGATTTTATGCCGCGACACACAATATTTTATATCTACCTTAATATTAGAATGAAGATTCATATTGTTGGTGCAGGTCCCACAGGTATGTCGATTGCATGGGAACTTAAAAAATTTACAGATCACGAGGTCACCATCTACGATAAAAAATTATCCGCAGGTGGGTCGTGGTGGGAACCATCTGTGACAGAACGAGATATGCATGCTCATCGAATTGTTTTTGATAAAGCATTCATCAATACAAAAAGTTTGTTCAAAGAGATGAACATTAAGTGGGATGATATTTTTGAAAAAGTTGATTCGGATGTCATGGACATTGTCCAAAAAAATCTTTCATCCAAAGATTATTTGACACTCGGATCTTTGGCCACTCGTGTACTTTTGATGCCATGGAAGTTCAAGAAGATTTCTCTCGAGGATGCCATCGGAGAACTTTCAGAAGATGGTGAAAAGTTGATCAAGGCTTTGACACTTGTGATGGATGGTGTGACTTGGGATGTGATGACAGCCTATGAGTTTGTAAAAAGTTTTGATCACGTGGGTATGTCTAAGCAATACACTCAAAAAGTTTCAGGTAAAGTCATGTGTGATGCTATGCAACAAGCGTTGGTTGACAAGGGTGTCAAGTTTGACTTTGGTTCGGAACTTCAAGATGTTATGTATCTAGACAATGGATTTGCCGCACAATTCAAAAGTGGTATGGTTATCAAAGATGGATTTTTAATTCTTTGTGTCGACAATACTCCGGCCATCCAATTGATCAAAGATAATTGGGGTGAAGACGCAGAAGATAAAATTAAGTCGAGTACATACGGTGCCATCAACATCATGTTAGAGTACGAAGAAGAGATGGACATCCCAAGTGATCTTCAATACGCCATGGATACCGAACTCAACCTTCAACCAGTTGTTCTCCCAAACAAGAAGATCGTGTCGTGTGTGATTTGCAACTTGACAGAAGATGTTTTGAAGATGGATGAAGAAAAACTCATCGAACAAGTCATCGAACAACTGGGTCTAGTCCAACCAAAAAACATTCGTCTCGGGTGGGGTGCATCATGGAATGGAACTCAGTGGGTTTTCGATCAGTCGTCGGGTGTTCTCAATCCAAATGGACAACTCCCATTCTTTGGAAAATCTAAAAAGGTCGCCATGTGCGGTATGATGTCTCCAAGAAATACACCTTACTCCAGTATCGAAGCAGCCATTGAAGTCGGACGTTCTTTCTGTAATCAACAATTTGGAACACGCAAACCACACGAGCCATTCATGATTACACACGTCATCATGCTACTTATAGTTTTACTTATCATACTTATATATGAGATTCGTCGGCACAATTCATGAACCGATCTACGATTTTAACAATAAAAAATACATGCGAGTCATTGTTCCAGATTCAATGATCGATCGTGTGGCAGCTAAGCATACAACATGGGTGAAAGATAACCCACTCGATGGTAAAGTTCTAACCATCAAAGTTCCATTCCGTTATAGGAGAGTGATGTGTAAAAATATGGGCACAAGGCCTCTTCAATCTCTTATAAAGGGTGATCTAATTGAACTAGAAATAGAATTCATGGGTCAATGGACCGCTGGTGATTGTACTGGCTATACATGGAAACTTAGTTCTTTTCGCTAGCTTCAGCCTCGGCTTCGACCTCGACCTCTGGCATATCAACTTCGGACAGACCATTCTCCTTGAATCCCAAGAAAACACGAAGGGACCCTTCAAGGCGAAGAATCTCACGAGTCATTTCATCAATCGTTTGGCGAATCTTACTAATATTTTCATCGACGTTAAGGGTCGGCATATTGTAGTAAATTAAAGTTTTTAGTCTTTAACTAAATAATGCTATCAAGGTCGGGCTATATAGTTTCAAATCCATCACCAGAACTTAAAAAAGATCTAACTGTTCGGCCATTGGTCAATACAGAATTTGGTTATCCACCACCACCGTTCAAGGTTTTTAAAAATGGGAAATCTGGAATTTGTGTTCCGAGGTACTACGCCGAAGAAAAATTTGGTAAAGCCAAAGAAGATCGTCGCCCCGAACCAACAAAGGTGAACCTCAAGTTTCATGGGAAACTTCGTGATGAAACCCATCAAAATGAAGCTCTCGCAAAAGCTATGGAAGCTGGTCATGGTGTGTTATCTCTGCCATGTGGTTTTGGAAAGACAACGGTATCATTGGCCATCGCATGTAAACTTGGTTATCGAACCATGATCATTGTACACAAAGAATTTTTGGCCAATCAATGGCGTGAAAGAATCAAACAATTCTGCCCCGGGGCCACGATTGGTCTCGTTCAACAAGACAAAAAAGAAGTTGAATGTGACTTTATCATTGCAATGCTTCAGTCATTGTCTCTGAAAGAATATTCATTTGGCGACTTTGAAACTGTTGGCACGGTCATCGTTGATGAAGCTCATCACATATGTGCAAAAGTATTTAGTCAGTCTCTCTTCAAAATGTGTCCCAAGCACATCTTCGGGTTATCGGCAACACCTGTTCGAAAAGATGGATTGTCCAAGGTGCTTCATTGGTTCATGGGTCCAATATTTTTTGCAGTCGAGCGTGAAAATCAAGAACAAGTGGATGTTTTTCCCGTGGAGTTTGAATGTCCAATGTTTAGAAATCCCCCACCGTGTAGTCGAACGGGAAATGTTTCACTCGTCAATATGATTACAGAACTTGTTGAGCATAGAGGTCGTAATCAAATGTTGGTACAGCTCGTAAAGAAAGCATCAGCTGGAACGAGACAGTTATTAGTACTCAGTGATCGAAGACAGCACTGTGAATTTTTACATCAATGCTTTCCCAAAAATTCAGGTCTCTACATGGGTGGTATGAAAGAAGCAGACCTCGAAGCATCTTCTAAAAAGAAAATCATCTTTGCGACGTTCAGTCAAGCTCACGAAGGTTTAGACATCCCAACTTTAGATACAGTCATCTTGTCGACACCAAAGTCTGATATCCAGCAGTCTATTGGTCGTGTCATGAGAGAAACACCCGGTAAACAAAACAACCCACAGATTTATGACATTGTAGATCAATGGTCTATACTTCACGCCATGTATAAGAAACGTCTGAGAGTATACAAACAAGGGGGTTTTAACATAACTATGAACCTTGAAAAGGAAGATGAGTCTCCTTTCCAGGGAAAGTGTTTAGTTTTATAATCTGAGTCTCTATTAGAAAATGTCTGGTGCATTAATTCAACTTGTCGCGAAAGGTGCCCAAGATGTGTTTTTTACGAGTAACGAAGGAACATCTCTGTTCTCTGAAAAGTTTTCGAGACACACAAACTTTGCTCAAGCTCCAAAGTTTATCAAGGAGTTTACACTGGCCGACGATTCTTGTGTCATTCCTTCCTATGGAGATCTTTTGACGGGTCTCTGGTTTGAAGGTGAAGAACTTGTCGAAGCTTTTCAGGGCGCGACGCTTGATCTTTATGTCGGAGGACAAAAGATTGACTCTCAACCCTTTGACTTTGTAAGTGATATTTACCAAAATTACTTGGCGGACACATACACAAAGTCCCAGGAGATTAACAACAAGTGTTCGGTGACGAATACTAACTTTCTTCCGTTGACATTCTTCTTTAATAGTCGAAAGTCTTTTATTCCCATGGTGGCTTTACAATATCACCAAGTCGAGGTTCGTGTTACTTTCACTGAGACGAATACTCCAGTCAAAGCTAAACTTTATGGAAACTATGTATTCCTTGACACACAGGAAAGGAAGAAGCTCACGAGTCATAAAATGGATTTTATCATCACACAGACTCAGATGATTAAGGAAAATTTGGTCATCGGCTATAATGACATTGATATTTCCAGCTTTAATCACCCAGTCAAGTCTCTGTTCTTTGGTATCCCAACATTGACAGACAACGTCGCGACCGATCGTTTTACATTTGACTCGGCGGACATACTTTTGAATGGTACAACACTTTTGGAAAATATGAGTCCGACATATTTTCATTCGGTCCAGAATTATTACAACTCAGACTACGGTATCTCGGCATTCCATGAAGAATACAACGTGCCATTCTATACAAGATACTACGCGTATCATTTCTGTATGAACGCATCCGAATACAAGTCAACGGGTAACTGTAATTTCAGTCGTCTAGACAACGCTAAAATTCAGATAAGAAATGCAATCGTCGGAGCTAATCGTTCGAATGAAAAAATTCGTGTCTACGCAGTGAACTTTAACGTGTTACGAATCCAGGACGGAATGGCTGGAATTTTATTCGGAAACTAATGTAGAATACCATGGTTGGAAAGACAACTCAGGTTAGAGAGATGATTATTAATCGCCTCGACCAAACTGGTGAAAGGACGATTATTGATCGGACGGCGACAAAGACGGACGTGTTTGAAAAGGCTCAATTTATACAACAAGTTGCCGGCACACAAATACTTGCGACAAACAACTTTTCGAACATTTTGGTCTCACAAGCCGACATAACACGTATAGATGGTATCTTAACTGAAAACAATATAAATCCTGATTCATCGGCGTTCGACGATCTCCGTGACGATCACGACTCAAATGCCGCAAGAATTTCAATTCTTGAGACTGTACATCTTGCAAATGCTTTGATCCTCGATAACACGTTCGCAAACGTCACAGTTCTTCAGTCCAATGTTGTTGATATCACAGCGAATGTTATAGAACTTGAAAGTAACTCTTTTGCTACACATACCAACGTCGCAACACTTCAAACGAACGTCGTAACTATAGAGAATAATATAGTTACGATTGAAAGTGATGTTACCAGTATTAACAACCAGATTTCTGGTATTGCAAACTTTGGTGATATCGCGACACTTACATCAGACGTCGATGAATTAAAAAATCGCGTCGAAGGTACTGATTTTGTAAAAATTGGTGGTGGAACTACCGGTGAGGGCACCCTTGGAAGTCAGCCAACAATTGTAGGTATAAACAGTGGTCAGAACATAGGTAATTATTCTATTGCGGTTGGTTATCAAACACAAAATTTTGGTCAACCCAATGATGGACTCAACAACACAATAGTTCTTAATGCAACTGGAGCAGGTAAAAATCCATCAAGGTCTAGTGCTACATACATCACACCCATTCAGGAAGACAATGCGAATGTCATTGCTATCATGGGTTCTAATACAGCTACGCATGAAATCGTGACGACTTCTTTGCTTCGTCTCAAAGATTCCGATATTCAGTCAAATACAAATATCAAGGTGTACACCGATGACTTTGCGACTCTTAAAGCGTCTATAAGTAATGACTCTGGTAACTCTTCATTTGCTGGTAACATACAAAATCAAGGGACACTCGCAGTGGGTGGTGTTTCATCCTTTTCTGGAAACATGTCTATTAAGGACAGCTCGTTTTTAGTAAAGTCCGGAACAGTCACAAAGGCATCGATCAATAAAGACGGTACGTCGTCGTTTGCCGGTGTGATGTCGGTCAATAATGACGCAAACTTTGATGGTACTGTCACATTCAAAAATAGTGGTACCGAAACTGCGAAGATTAGCGGTACAAACGGAACCTCGTCGTTTTCGGGCGCCATGCAAGTCAATAACAATGCGACTGTCGATGGGTCGTTTTTGGTGGCTAGTGGTGGTGCCACAAAGGCTCAAATTTTAAATGATGGAACGTCTTCATTTTTGGGTGCCATGCAAGTAAACAACGATGTAACTGTCGACGGGTCCTTTTTGGTGAAGAATGGCGGTGCGACGACAGCAGTTAAGATTACAGATGATGGTATCGGTTCTTTTTCAAGTGGTCTGGTTTCTGGTACATATACTGGGTACGGTACTACACAATTGAAAGAGGCCAAGTTTCAAATAACCGATGCAACTGGGACTGACATTAAAACAGTCCTCGATGTCGACGGTACATCTTCATTTTTGGGTGCCATGCAAGTCAATAACAATGCGACCGTCGATGGGTCTTTTTTGGTGGCTGATAGTGGTACCACAAAGGCTCAAATTTTAGATAATGGTACGTGTTCATTTTCTGGTGCCATGCAAGTAGACAATGATGTAACTGTCGACGGGTCCTTTTTGGTGAAGAATGGTGGTACGACAACGGCTCAAATTTCAGATGA